TAGCAGGAGGTTTAGGTTTTGTGGGTTCAATATCAGTAGATTCAACTTCGATATCAAACATATCTTCCATATTATTTTCAAACTTGCTCATAGTATTTCAATCCCTTCATTAAATCCAAAGTCATCTCCACTTGTTAATAGCGCATCGTCTGCTGAATTGATGACACCATCAGCATTTTTATCTTCCAATGCTCTGGGAGTATATGTAACTTTTGTAGTTCTCTGTGGAACAGAAGCATTGATGCCTTCGTATACAATTGCTTTCTTGATAACACTTGCCTGATCGAAAGGACCATAGATATAAGATTTGGCAGTAAATGTTAGAGACCAAGTAATGTATCTACGCTCAAGAAAACTATCATCCCACGCATCATCATGATTAACTCCATTTAAAATGATAGAAACATCACGTTTCTCATTCATTTCTGGAATCATGTTGAGCGTGATATTAAACGCTGGTTGGAAGTAGGGAAGAATTTGCTCAAGAATTTGTAGTCCATCATCCTGAGATTTAGCGATGATACCAAGTTCAAACTCAATGTTATATGGTACAGGAACGTACTGCTCCTTTATCTCAGTGCCATCGTCTTGAACAATAGTTCTATACTTTTGAATGGGGGATGTTTTGCGTTGAGCATCATATCCAATACCAGTCATCTCAAAATATAGACGTGGCAATGTGATAGCAACTTTACGATCTACATCTGGATTTTGTTCCAAACGTGTCAGAAACTTTGCCCTAGGACCATATGCCAAAGGAACTTTCTCTTCCTCAAGCACAGTAGTTCCATCGCTAGGATCTACTTTCTTCAAAGTAATGTTGTTGAATAAGGTTCCAAACCCAACAATGTTTTTACGAATAATTTCGTTATAAAAATGTGACCCGAACATTAGATACTACCTGTAAAATTACCTGCTTCACCGAATGGGTTGCCCTCAGTCCAATCCACAATGTTGTCAGCGGCATTTTCGATCTGTCTATTTTGATCGTACTCGCTGTTGGTATTATTTAGAGTGTCAAATGTACCAACTACATGAACAGCACCGCTGTCATTCCCAGTCATAGCTTCACCAGTAGCAAATGTACCAGTTCTGTTGATGACTTGTAAAACTCTTGTGCCAGCATCCCAAGATTTTACTTCTGCTTCTGTGCCTGTAGTTGATCCTGTAATTGCTTCACCGATGGTAAAGTCTCCAGTACCACCGACTGCCATAGTGAGAGCAATAGAATTACTAAACAGAGTCTCCATTACATCGATCTCTGCAACTCCTGTAGAGATGTTATCACTACCATACTCGTAGATTTCTGCAGTCATTGTATAGTAGTAGATCTTACCCAACTGATAGAAGGGGTCTTCTCTCTCAACAAACTTGATCTCATAAAGATCTTTAGTTAGTGGGAAGTAAAGTAGATCTCCCTCATTGGGTCTACCATCAACAGTTAATGTAGGATTATGCTCGGTAACCTCTGCATCCCAACGTCTTTGAGATACTGAGAATTTTACTTCGTCCGAAATTCTAAGACCAAACTTACTGATGAACTCAGATGGAGATCCAAATCCTTCAACATTTTGAAGCATCATTTCAATCTGAAATTGTTCCGTGTACTTATTGTAGATGATATCATCTAGAGTATTATCTCTAAGAATAGTTCTAGGCATGTAGTAGATATCCGTGCCGAACAATTTAATTTGTTCGTCCACAAGATCTTGCAGCAATCCCTGTTCGCCAGAGGTGCCGCCGTAATAAGTTGGAAAATAAGGACTAGTAGGCATCTTATCCGATCATATCCATTGGTGGAAGGGAATAATCTGTCATCATTCTAGACTCTAATTCTTTCACTTCGCGATTTCCATCTTCCCAGATCTGGCGACCATTAAGGTTAATACCACCAGGAAGTGAAACGTTGTTGTACTTGATTAGATTCTGACCCCACTGCCTCTTCATCAAAGCAGTAGCATACTTCTTGACAAAACTATCGTTAAAAACCTGACCAAAAGTTGATGGGTCTAGATAGCGATAACAATCAATAACAAGGTATTGATCTTCTACCACTCTAGATTTATCAATATCAAGATACAAACGATCTTGTCTTTTATTAAATCTGTATTGAACTAGACCACCAGTATTGATAACCATATCGATGGTTTCAAAATGCTGTTTGATCATATAGTAGTTGGTTAGATCAAAATTGCCAAAACTAAATGCAGAACCTGAAGAGAAAGAAAACAGATCCATTAGATAGTATTGATTACTCATACCAAAAAGATTGTTCCTCATAAAATTTGAGGAAACACCAAATACTTTTTCAATGCCAAGCACAAGTTCAGGAACTTCTATGTAGTTGCTCCTGTTTTCCCATGCAGACCCGTCAACAGATGTAGATGAAACATCAGTTTCATTGAAACGAGTTACCTCAGCTGCAGTAAATTTGTGCTTGAGGTACATCTTTTCAACACCATCAAAATGGTATTCATGATAATACTGAAGTGCTTCATCGATGATGTCATCCTTCTGGGTGGCATCCATATTGATCTGCAGAACAGGCGCACCCAACTGACGTTCACAATAGTCAATTAATTCTTGTTTGGTTGTTGGTGTAGCCATGCACCTAGATACAAAAAATCCCTACTTCTATTTAGGAAGCAGGGATATTTGTTATTCTGATTCTTGTTCTGCTAGTGATCCAGTAGGTTCTTCTTCTGGTGGATTGAGAAGATCTAGGGTTTCAATACCCCCAAGTAATTTCAATTTATATTCTTTTGCTTTTACAAGATTTGCTTCCAGATCTCTAATTTGTTTATCGGTTTTAGAAATTTGTTCGTCAAAATTCTTTCTCAGTTCTGTTGTATCCATTGGTTGATATAGAATAATAATGTGCTATAATATTTATGTATGATGTAAACTGCCGTGAATGTATACCCCCTGTTCCCTAGTGTAGTTGGTGCATCAGTTCTTGATTCAAGAGTTGACAAATACCATGATGTCTTAAAGTCTGAAGAGTTTACATCAGATTCAAGAAGATATGCTGCTCCAGATAGTAATCCAAGCATATCAAGAAAAGTTTTAGACAAACATCTAGAACTAAAAAATATTATACTGCAAGAGTTCAAAAAATTCAAGAATGAAACTTTAAAACTCTCGACTACTGACTTTAAAATTACAACATCTTGGATGACAGAAACAACTCCTGGAGGATATTGTCATTATCACAACCACAAAAATTGTTATTATAGTGGTGTGATGTATCTTGACAATCACGAATCTGGAGATTTAGTTTTTAAAAATGTACTAACAAATCTTCATAGTATATGTGTTAATCCTGCAGATGAGTGGACTCAAGAAACATATCAAACATTTTATATCCGCCCACAAAAAAACCTTGTAGTATTTTTCCCGAGTTATATAGAGCATAAGATTGATCTCTATACAGGAAAACCTACAAGGTATTCTTTAGCATTTAACTTTCATCCAACTGGAAAATTTGGAGAAGCAGATAGTTATATTGAAATGGATGTATCTAAGAAATGAATGTAACTATGACGTATCCTTGTCCAGTATTATATTGATTTAAATTGTCAACTGATCCTGTATATGCAGTGTGTGGTTCAGAACCACCAGGCGACCACGATCCATTAGATGTTCCGTAGTTAGATCCACTATCAGCAAGGAAGGATCCACCTCCACCACCACCTGGGTCACCGCTACCAGACGCACCGCCACCTGAGTAACCGCCGCCTGCGCCACCACCCTCAGCATCATTTCCGTTGAAGGACTCACCGCCTCCACCGCCATGACCACCAGAGTTAGTTGTCAGCGAGGTGCCATCTGCCTGACCACCTTTACCACCAGAAGTAGCTGCAGCACCACCGCCAGCACTAGAACCACCAGAAGCACCAGCAGTTAGGAATCCTCCGCCAGCACCAGGACCGCCGTCTGCGTTATTAACAGTTCCTCCATTTCCGTTTTGTCCACGATAATTCCCTCCACCAGAATTTGGTTCAGTTCCCTCAGTACCTGATGCGTTTCCATCATCACCAGCAGATTGAGAAATTGTTCCGTAGTAAACGTCGCCGTTTCCACCGCCACCACCTGCTACAATTAGTGGTTCGCCAGTAATAGCAGACCAAACGAAGGATCCACCTCCGCCTCCACCACCTTCACCAGAAGTGTTTGGTTTGACGCCTGCAATAATATTGTAAACTTCTCCTTCTTCTAGTTGCCATTCCCCACGCATCACTGCACCACGACCAGCAGTTCTTCCAGCGTTGTTGGCGATAGCGTTACCTTCTCCGCCTTTTGCTCCAGCAACTAAGAACCTATAAACTCCAGATTTAGGAACTGTCCAAGACTGAACTCCACTACTATCAACGTTATAGTACAACGTATTAGTATTCCAGAGACCAACACCTTGCCCCGCCATAGTGCTTCTTGCTTGAGAGATTGTTGGTCCCTCGGCACCAGTTCTACCACCATTATTAAAGGTTACATTAATAAAGTCATATAGACCAGCACCACCAGCGAGTCCAATCCAATCAGATCCATCCCAAACCTGGAGACCAGAATCATCGCCATCATTCAAATAAATTAAAGTTCCAGTAACTACGCCACTTAAAGAATTCCTCTGTGCCACAGAGTACTGAGGAATAGATAGTTGGGTATTTACTTGTAGTTTATCTACGATTAATTGTGACATATTTTTAGACCCACTTCCCGTCGTTAGTGTATAGTTTTACTTGTCGTCTGTCGGTAATAAACATAATTTCCCCAGCAACTGGTGCAGGGAGAGAATTATTTCTGGCGATAACAGACTCATATACAGGCAAAACTGCATATGATCCTGGATTTACTGTACCGACAGTTAGTTTTCTTTCCGCCATCGTAATCAGATTATTTAATTTTATTTATACCAATAACCAAGTTCCATTAGTAGCGATGGTGACTACAGCATTATTATCAATTACGATGTCTCCGACACTATAAGCAGTAACGTTAGTAGGAATTGTTACTGACTCGGCAATATTGGTTCTTTGAACCTTGATGATTCCATAAGAATCAACCCATTGTCTTTGACCATTAGCATATAGAGTTGCGTCAACCTGTCCATTAGTTTTAGTAGTTCCTTCAATCTGTACATCACCAGCAATTTGCAATGTATATGATGGATCTGCTATATTAATGCCAACTTTAGAGAGTCTGTAAATATTGGCACCACTCGCATCAGAAGATTCAGTCCATCTAGAAGTAACAAACTCTTCATTATTTTGATATAGAATACCATTGATATTCATATCACCACCAACGTTCAACTTATACTCTCTATCAATAATATTCTGAGGATCTGATTGATCCTGACCACCAAAGTCTAGAGTGTTGATTGCAACTTGGTTATCAGATCCCTTGATTGCAAATGCAGGGGTAGACTTAAATCCTGGAGAAGAACCAGCACCATCTTGAGGTGTGATTTCAAAAACATCACCTGCCAGAATGTTGTTACCCATTCTGAAGTTGCTTAGAATTTCGCCTGGAGTTCCAGAAGAAGAACCTGTTGCGCCGTTAAAGAAGATAGGAGCATCATCGTTATTCGCAGTAGTTCCTAGATAGAGACCATCAACACCTCTCAAGAACTGGTTAGTATAGATGTCTCCATCAATAACTTCTAGTTTATAACTATTTGGTGCAATGGTTCCGATTCCAACGTGACCATTTGCGTCTACGCGGAATCTCTCCGAGAGAGTATTGGATGTTTCACCAGTTCCTTTGGAAGTATAAACAACGAATGCAGAAGAACCTTCCAGAGTAGTGCTATCAGCATTAGCATTTTCGCCAACTTCAGCACCAATCTTGACGTGTGGTTTTCCGTTGTTGTTGGAATCACGGAACTCAAACTCAATGAAAGTCTTTTGCATACTCAGATCACTGACCTTTTGAGTCAGACGCTGCATTGTCAAACCTTCATTGCCTGAACTAGAGTTCTCCTGGAAAACATCTAGTTGATATGTTGGTGATGCATCACCAAGACCAATTCTCTTCGTATCTTTGTCAACGAAGAATACATCAGTATCAACTGCAAGATCTTCAGCAATAGTAACGTTGCTTAAGAAGTCTGCTCTACCAGATGTGCTTAGTGCCTGATTTGCTGCAGTGATACCACTGATAATCAAAGCACCAGACATTGTGTCGCCTGCCTTGAGAACGTTCAAGGAAGCAGCACCAGTCAGTGCAGCAGTGATTGTTCCTGCTTCAAAGTTGCCAGAAGCATCGCGAATAACACCAGTGCTTGCAACATTAGAAGAGTTGAATGTAATGTTACCAGCATTCCAAACTTTGTTACCATTAAGTGTTAACTGATCTGCGTCAGCAACTTTTACTTCCAAACCGCCAGATCCATCAGTGTTGTTGCCACCAGTTGCAATAAGTGCAACGTTGTAGTTAGTTGCAGCAACTACAGAAGATCTAAAATAGATTGAAGGATCAGAAGCAATGACACCATCTGCTCTACCGATTTTTAGTCTTGCATTACCACCAGAACTTTCTGCAGTGATAACCTCGAATGTTCCATCAACTAGACCATCGCTGTTATCATCAAGTACTGCGACACTATAATCTTGGAATGCAAATGCGTTTGCAACACCACCTTTACCAATAAAGTATGCATCTTGTACTCCATTGGAATCAGTAAAGTCACCAGAAATTAGAGTACCAGTGAGCATTGTGTAGTTGTTTGCAGCATCATTAACATCCTGAATTGGTTCAACTTTCGTTAGAGAAAGTTCGCCAACACCATTACCACCATTGTCGTATAGATTTACTGATAAACCAGCAAGGAATGGTGCAGCAGTTCCAAGAAGTTCATCGCGGACAAGAACCTTAAATCTTGGATTACCAAGCCAATCAACAACACGCAATTGCGAAAGAACATCTTTCTGTGTTTGTAAGAATGGTAGTCTCTCATCAGAAAGAATGCCATAGTTCATATGAGTAGCAGTCTGATACCACTTACCTTGGCGACCATCCATCTTGTCAGCATCTAGTCCGCTGAGTTCGCCATCATTTCCAGAACTCCAAATCTTATTCCAACCACCAAATTGGTTTGCGGGACTAGTAAACGAACCACGCAACCACATGTTACCGCCATTAGAAGCAGTACCATCAGTGAATGCTAATTGCCTTACACCACCAAAAGTAGCGTCAAAGTCAGAACCACCATTTCTGATAGTCATTACTAAGTGACGTGTGCCACCATCAAATAGACCATCAGCAGAGTTGTTCTTAGTATCAGAAATGATACCAGCAGAGAATTCGTTTGGATCTGGATTACCAACAGGGGTTCCAGTAGAAGTTTTTAGTCTTAGTGTGTTACCAGATTGGTTTGCAATACTGATATTATATGTACCAGATAGTCTATCAACAGGTACAACACCTGCGCTCAAGTTACCTGCATTTGTATAGAACGTACCTTGTGCTCCATCCAGAGTATCAGCGTCAAGACCAGAGTTTGGACCAGTGTTAATGTCGATAGAACCATTACCACTTTCACCAATGATAAACTGAGATTTTTTAAATCTAGCAACACCTAGTGTTCCATATGCATCACCAGAAGTTGTTAGATTTGATACTCTATCGATATCAACAGCAACGTTTGCATATTGTCTTAGAACTGTCGTTACTTTTGCAAGTAAAATTAGACCAGATCCAGCACCAATTTCTGATGGAGTAGACGAAACAATAAAGTCAACATTCTGCTGATTAGTATTTTGACCATATCCAGAACCGCCATTAACAATAGTAACATCGGTAACAACACCAGCAGTTGTAATAATGTTTACTCTCAGATCTGTACCATTACCACCTGATAATGGAACGTTAAAGAATGGACCTGCATCGAAATTAGATCCACCATTTTGGATAACAATTTGATCAACAAATCCACCTTGAGTCTGAGAAGATTCAAAGGTTAGAGGAGAAGCACCTCTATCAAATTCGATTACTGTATCAGCAGGTAGAGTTGCAGTTAAGAACTTATCGATAGTAACTGTAGTCTCTCCACTTTCAGTAAGAACACCACTAATGTTTGTGTCTGTCTGAATACCTGTAATTGGTTTAATTGCATGACCTAACAGGAAGTTAGAACTACCTTCAAAAATTAGTGTGGAAGCACCACTATTAGCTTGTGTTTTGATTTTAGCAAAGTATCTAGTTTCAGGACCTTTGACTGTTTGTACTGCAGGTGCATATGCTTGGTCACCTCTCAAGAAAGTAAAGGAGTTTGCAGCACTAACTGCTCCTTGTGCATTAGTTGCTAAACGTGCTGTTGAGATAACACCAGATGTAATCTGGTTTGCTGCAATCTGATCAGCTGATAGTGATACCCAGTTGTTAGTATCACTTGCAGATGTATTAACAACGCGAGTGATATTGATTGTTTCTGGTGGAAGATCACTAGATTGAATATTGTCAGTATCTATAATCTTGATATTGTTAACAATATCGCCATACAATCTACTTTCAATTAATGTATTTGCAGATGCTTGAGTACCAGAACCCGCTGGTGGAGCAATTGTAATTGTTGGGGGAGTGGTGTAACCTTTACCACCAACAAAACCATTGAATAGTACAATCTCAATGATAACAACTTGACCATTAGCAATTGTACATTCTGCGCTCGCTGAAACTGCACCTGCTTGTGGGTTGCCACCAGAGAATGTGACAACAGGAGGAGTAATATATCCAGAACCACCATCAGTAATGAGTATCTGATAAACAACACCTTGTCTATATTCGGTTGCTTGAAGTTTACCACCAGTGGTTGAACCAGTATAAATGTCACTTAGAGTAAACTGGAGTGTCGTATCAACAGGGAATGATGCAAACAAACTATCGTTATCATTATTCAAAATGAACGATATACTTAGATCCTGTTGAATTGCGATATCACCAGCAAGTGCTCCTTCAATAGCAATTCTTTCAGGTTGATTTGCAACTGTGTAAACCTGGAAAGGACGCAGCGGTGGAATCTGATCTTCTGAAATCTTACCAGAATCAGTAAGTTCTACTAGTGCTCTAGGAACTGGGTTCGTAGAGTATGGTTTGTTGATGTATGGACCGAGGTTGTTAGTAATAAAGTCTTTAACTGCTTTCTGTGTAGGCAGTTTAGAGTCAGTTGAGTTGGCACCACCAAGTGTATTGCTGTTATCGAAACCAGTAACAACAACGTCGCCACCTTTCAGTTTCAAGAACTCAACTTCCGAGATGGTTACAGTACCTGTGAAGGTGATGTTACCAGTTCTGTTTTCAATTCTAGCAAATGTACCAACTTTAAAATCACCTAGTTCGTCAGTACCAGAAACATATGTTCTACCATAATTTTCAGAAACTTGTTCATTTGCTTCAACTTTAGTTCCACCATTCTCTGGGAGAGCAAGGTAGCTAGTTCCCGAACCAGCATATTCCCAAGTGTGGGAAGAAGAGTTAACAATAGATGGTCTGTGTAGTCTGAGTGTTTGTCCTACTAGACCTGCAAGAGAGATAGGACTATTCGTTGAAGAATCCTTGATCTCCATCGGACCACCAGATCCAGAATCAAATGTAAGTTGAGCAGAGAAAGGAGGACCAACAGTTACTCCTTCTACTTCATCAACAAAGTATTCAATGTCTGGATTAATATTTTCAAATCCATCAATTTTTCCGACATAATGCTCTAGGGGTTCTCTTCCAAGACCACTAACTGCTAAAATTGTTCTTCCAGTTGGAGTTGAAGATACATTATTAATAGTACCAACGTCAAAAGTGTATGCTTCTCTTCGGAAACCAGTTGATCTAAGTGCAAAAATACCAAAGTTGGTAGCAGAGTTAGTAATAGATGCATAACCACCAGTATCTGCTAGAACACCATCTGCACAGAAAATACAGAATACAGAAACTAATTGTACATAACCATCTTCGATAATCTGATAACCAATACCACCTTCAGAAACAATCGTGAAGGCAGATGCAACCATCGACTTACCCTGGTTAGGGAACTTCGCGGCTCCGTCAACTGTCAAACCAGGGAATGGGCAGTTAGGTTTCTTGACTTTAGAACCATCAATTAGAGCACCATTACCACCTAGTTTGGAAATAATAGAAGCATTCTGTGTATATGGTGATGCCTCAATAATTGGATTATCATCATAAGTTGCTCTAACGGTAATTTTAGTTCCGTTTAGATCACTAATAATGCTATCTGCATATGTGTATAGATTAGCTACATCTAGTAAAGTTCCTGTTGTTTGTGCAGTAGCTCCTTTAAGAATTGTTCCTCCTAAAATCTGATCAAGAATTAAGAACTGAGCAGTTATAGCAGATTCAACACCTGCACATAGTGGATCTCCATTTGGATCTGCAAGGATAGTATTGTCCGTGAAAGCGGGAATTATGCTATATGGAGGTACTACAGCATTTCCAGAAGAATCTTTCCAGTTACGCATTGCCGAGATCAAAAGATCTCTTACTTCAGTAAATGCATATCTAGTTGCTCCAAGTTCGTTTGTAGGAACTCCTGTTAGTTCTGTTCCTGTGAAGTAAGATTCTGCTGCATTGACAATACCAAAGTTTCCACCTAGAACAAGATCTCTAATAACAGCATCAATAATATAATTGATATCTCTACGACACTTGCGCTCATCAATGTTATTAAGACCAAGAGAAGGATATTGAACAATTGCTGATCTATATGCAGAGTCTGCAACTAGATGTCTGTTTCTAGCAATTAGGTAAGCGCCATCTAGAACTGTACCGCTTGCATTATTTGCTAGAACATCATTAAACAAATATGCAAGAGTATCAATTGCAGATTTTACATTATTACATGCACCACTAGGATCCAGATCATTAATAACAGTATCATCAAAGTATCTCGGTACACTAGAATATACTGGTGTATAGACAGGTTGAGAAATAGAACCATCTCCAGTTCTCCACTTTCTCATTGCATAAACCATCAACTCGCGAGTATATTCAAACGCACGTACTGTTTGAATTATCTCAGTATTTACAAAATCAATTTGAGTATTAGTTCCATCAATATATTTTTTAGCAGCATCGATCACATTATTGTTGCTGCCAAATTCCAAGTCTGCGGTGATAGCATTAATGAAGTGTTTAACGTCTCTACGGCACTTCTCGTCACTTACAGGGATACTGAAACTTGGATAGGTCTTCTGTGTAACTACGTTATCTACAGTACACTCTAGGAGGATATCTGCGACTAAGACTGTACCATCTTCAACTAGGTTAGCAATTGGGGTGTCAATAGTAATTGTTGCTTCACCCCTAACAATATTATCATAGACAAAATTTGTAACATTTGCTGTTTGTCCATCATATGTTATTGTACCACCAGAGACATATGTATGTACAAATCTGGATGGTCCGAGAAAAATTTTAAATTCAGAACCACCAACAATCAAAGAGTTTGCCGCTGCTCTTACAAAAGTATGAACAGATTGTGGTAGGTGCTTAACAGAATTGCTTGTAGCACCTTGGAAAGAGTGAGAAGACTGAGGTAGATGCTGTACAGCGTTTGCAGTTGCACTGATAAAGGTATGTACAGAACCAGAAGCACTTCCACCATTACCAACATTGATTGTAACGTTGCCAGTCAATCTCTTGACAGAATTAGGGTCAGCACTTACAAAAGTATGATCTCCAGTGTAAGAAGAAGCACCAATGTTTACCTCAAAAGTATTTGTAGTTGTATTAGAGATTTCTAACCAGCGACCAGATGGATAGTCATACCCAGCACGAGGATAAGACTTAGTAGCAACATTGCCATCTAGAACACATGTATATTCTAAAGAATCATCATCGATTTTAATGTAATCGCCATCGGAAAATCCATGACCATTGATCTCAAAAACAACAATTCCAGTTGCAGCATCATAGTCTGCATCAGATGGTGTGTGGAATGTCTGACTTACAGCAGTGATGGGAATAGACTTACCTGCATAAGGATCTTGTCCTGGACGTGGATAAGTTTTTGGTGCTACGTTACCATCTTGATCGCATGTAAATGTGAATGAGTTATCTGCAAGAACAACACTTCTACCAACACCTAGACCATGCTGAGGTCCGAGGTTCATTACTAAATCACCCGTTGCAGCATCATAAGTTGTGCCACTCAGTGGTTGGAACGTTCTATTAGGAGCAGATACACCGACATTCAGGGTAATTGTTCCTGCTACTTTGTCAACGTCAACGATAGGAATAGAACGACCTGCATAAGGATCAATACCAGGACGAGGATATGTTTTGACTGAATCATTATTATCCATGTCACAAGTAAACGACATGGAGTTGTCATCTAGGACAATACCTTCGCCTATATCTAGTGTATGAGGACCAATGTCAAGAACCAGTTCTCCACTAGAAGGACTATAAGTTGCTCCACTTGGAGTGAACTGCTGATTAGGTCCAGAAGCACCTACGTTAATATCAAATGTATTAGTAGTTACGTTTTGAATAGGTAGAGTTTTGCCATATGCAAAGTGATGTGACTGAGGTGCAGCATGCTCAGTCTTATCTCCATCCATTCCACAGGTAAAGACGATAGAATCATCAGCAATTCTTACGCCGTCGTTATTAGATAGACCATGCCCATTAACTGTAAATGTAGCGATGCCTGATGCAGGATCGTAGACTACATTAGTGGGAGTAAATAATTGATCAGGTGTTCCACTGATGTCGTATGGGAAGAAGTATTCCTGTTTGAACTGATCATTTACTTTAGAAACTACTTCATCAGCAATGAAGTCTCTGTTGTTTCTGATCTGGTTTACAGCATCCTGGAATCTTCTAGCAACAATAGTTGCTTCCGAGAATTTGTTAGGAGAGTTGAGCAGAGATAAAGTTACAGACTTAGAGTAGTTTGTTACCTGTGCAAACTGACCAGGATCATAGTTATCATTCGTTAGAGAAGGTGCTTTCTTAGGAATGACAAAACGTCTAGATCTACCATCAGGATCTTCGATGACTTTGTAGATTCTTTGCTTACCCATCAAGAATGATAGGTCAGGAGCACTGGTAGACAGACCAGAGATTTCGATCTCTTGACCTTCTTTGAAGTCGTGGATGTTGTCTGCTTCTACTAGTGGGTTTGTGTAGAATACGATACCACCAAGATCTTCTTGAACACCATAGTCTCCAAATCCACCAGTTGCTACTTCGGCAGTTCCTTGCTTGGCAAAGTCAATACGAGAAATAGGCAGAACTTTAATAGTATCTCTATCCTCAAATACAACCTCACCCTCAGCTCTAATTGATAGAATATCAGTTGTGACAAGAGAGTATGTATCTCTTATGTAAGTAAACTCTAGGGTGTCTGGTCCATTAGCTGCTGTACCAGTATCGTGAGTTGGGTTTGTTGGTCCAGATGTACCAGCAACACTTACGTTATACAGGTTATCTTCTGTCCAAACTTGATCACCTATATCATATGCAGTGTCTGGTGCGAATCTTTTGGTGCCAGCACCAGCAAATACTAGAGTTTCACCAGCGTCTACTGAACCAGATACTTTTTCAAAATCAAACTTACCATTAATAAATGCACTAGGACCAGTTGTTAAACTAAAATCAACGTTTCTAGATTTAACAATACCACCAGCGTTAACACCTCTAAATTCTTGGTTTGCAGTTAGAGCACTCAAACCTCCATTAGATTGGAATGTCGCTCTAAACAGATCTTCGCCAAAGATCTGGTGACCAATTGGGAACGTAGTATCAAAATTTCCATTTACATCATAATCATATGTAATTCTTTGCTTGTCATCAAAGACCATCGCAAAGTCCCAAGTTGCGACTGAGAAACCATCCGAGTCAATTTGGTCACGATAAGTAACGCCGATAACATAGTTCTTGTCACCGAACTTGAAGATATGCTTTCTTGGGTTAGCAGGACGAATGATAACCAGACGTAGGTTGTCACCAACGATAGATGCATCTGGTGGGATGGAAATCGGGTTGTCTTCTACATAGTCACCACCAGAAATAATGATTGATTCTTTGATGCCAACAGTTTCCCATGCCAACTGACATGCTTTCTTGATGGTTCTGACAGGAGCAACTGCAGAACGACCATCATTCTCGTCGTTACCAATCAACTGCGAAACATAAATACGACCACCAACGTCATTCGTTGCTAGGTTGAGGACGTATTCAGTAGTTGCAATTTTGTCAGACTTATCACCTAGGATTGGAGTGATAGATCTTGGATAAATGCCCGACTCACCAGTTTTGTTGTAGTATACTTCGTTCTCGTCAGATACACGGAAACCAACGTGCTTGAACTCAATAGTTCCATTAGTCTCGATTCCATCAATATGAAGAGGAGGATCGAGAGGATCTATAGAAGTTGTACCAGCACCTAGAGACTGATATACATTAGGACCACGGAAGACAAATGTATTTTTTTGATACAAAGTGTCTGGTGCCCAAGGAGTACCAGTATTATTGATAAAAGTTTTAAGATTTGGTGCTCTATATTGAGCATCTGGAGTAACTAGGTTATCGATATCCAGGTTTAGAATTCGCGCCGTATCAGAAATGATAGACGTGGAAGTTCTAATAGCGCCGTTAATGTCAAGTTCAAAATCAACAGTATCAAGGAACGAGGTTGCAGTCGCTCCAACACCATCACCACCAGTGATACTTACCCCTGGTGCAGAAGTATACCCTTCTCCAGGAGAATCAATAATAACAGATACAACTCTACCTTCAGAAACAACAGCAGATGCTAATGCCTGAACACCACCTTCAGTTTGCGGTGCTCCTAAAAGAACAGTCGGTTGAGTGGTATACCCACCACCTTGGTTATCAACCCTAATGACATCAATTCTACTTCCAGTTCTATTGATACCAACGCGAGGAAGTTTACTAACAGGATCTAATTGAGTCCTAAGAATTTCTATTTCATTAGAACCCGTTCCGCCCCTGATCGTTAGTTGGTTGTCCCCGATAAAAGCAGGCGAGATCGCCCTAAATTGTTCCCTATCAGAATTTAACTTAAAGCTCATCTTCTATGCAACCTGCTGATGATTTTATTTCCTCTATCTATTTAGCATCATGTCCATTCGATACTGACTACCTTTACGTATGCAACCCATTTAACTGTACGAGTTGTTCCTGACCTAGTAGTACTGTAAGAATACCTATTTGCTGCACCACCAACAAAGGGTTCGATGGTCCAAGATTGACCCAAAGGAATACTATCTTTGATAGTGGTAGTCATTGATCCTAAATCTGATACTGTCCCATTAATTGAAACTTGAATAGCAGATTCTAATTTAGTATTAATAGTTGCAGAACCATTATCATTAATTGCAATGATTGATGCCTCTACAAAATTTATAGTATTATTTGGTAAAATAATAGAAGAAGTAACATCATCAGTAGATAGAATAGATGTATTAACACCTCTCAAAATATAATGAGTGACATTACTATCCTGATAAAATGAATTTTTTACTTCCAGGCTGTTGACGTTCTTAACATTTCTTTCTTCGTTGACTAGTGTAGTATTACCTACAGAAAATCCACCTACAGAGTCAAAGGTCTTTAAATTTACTGCCATTTTTATTTCTTAGTGATTTGGGATACTACAGTAATGTTGACATTATTTCCAACAGAAATGCTGGAATTCAAAATGAATGTCAAACGACATTCATTGAACGCATTGAAGTCAAACTCGGTTAGTACCTGCTGACCATTTGTTCTCATATTCGCAATTTCTGTGTGGAATATATCTGTACCTTTTGCGAACACTGTATATTTAACTAGTTCTTTATCGCCTGTTGTTGTATTGTGTGCAATAAGTTGGACATCTGCACATTCATCTGTCGAAGGATCAAACAAAACTGCTTCATTCTGGTTGATAGATCCTCTAGTTAGAGCAACTTTAGTAGTAGAAACTTTTACATGTGCAAGTTCAAAATTTTGTAACGTATCGTCAAGGAGTTTGATACCTGTGAATGTTGATGTTCCGAATCCTAAATTAAAAGTAACCTCTCCAACATCAGACAATCTGATCAAAGGATCTACTGTTAATCCAGTTGATAAACCAATATCAAAGAATTGCTTAGAACAATGTAAAAATGAACTATCCGAAGCAGTATTGTCTAGAGTAGTTTCGTTAGTGTTAAAAGTAAGAAGTGAAACATTAACTGCCAAAGAATCTGTGTCGGTAGATTTAATGCTATCAACTAAATCAAATTCTAAGTCATTAGCAGTCAGTCTGAGTGCTTCGTTATTAGCAGTGATAAAGAACAAAATATCTTCATCAGTACCAGGACCAACCTCTGCTTTAATTAGAGTATCCTGATCAATATCTTTTACTCCACCAAGACCACCCCACTGAATTCCATTGTATCCTTCAAACTGAGAATCGTCAGTATTGTATCTAATAGAACCTTGTTCTGGACTCCCTTTTTCGTTATTACTACCTACAGGAATTACCAGAGAAGTTGGTGCTACAATTTTTACTTTCTTTCCGCTAGAAGGTTCAATTTGAAGATCATTTGTTGTTGTAAGGATATTATTGTTAGACAGGCGAATCTCATTATTAACAACTAAATCTGTAAATCCTAGAGGATCAACACGTAGTTCGGAGATCTCTTCAAATGTTAGGGAAGATACTGCACTGATATACCATTCCAGTTGTGCTGTTCCATTTGGTTGTGTACCAGTTGTGTGAGTTGGTTCACTACCACTAGTAGCAGTAGTACCACCACCACCGACAGGAACAACGTAAATGTTATTTCTATACTTGAGGTATTCTCCTTCAACTACAGGAACGTTTGCTCTCCACTCATCATAATCAGGTGCTGCGGTATTAGGAGATCTTACTTTCTTGACGTTAACAAACTCTTGATATTCTGGAGTGAATCTAACTGTATTAATATTGTCGTTAATGAACCACAGAGTATTGTCATTAGAACCAATAGTTTCTTCTGCAAGAATTGTGGTATTACCATCTAGGTCTCTAATACCACCAAGAGAAGACCACGAAGTTGTGGAAGCATTATATCCTTCATATTGGTTTGTCTCAGTATTGTATCTGATAGAACCATTATAAGATACATTGGGAAGAGGTCTTTGTGAAATATCACCTGCAGGAATAACCAGTGCAGTTGTTCCAATAATTTTAGTTTGATTTGCAGATGCAGGTTCAAAGACGAGATCTTCGCCAGGAACTGTACTAATTACATTATTAGTAATCTCTAGTTTGTCGCTAGAGTTAAAATTGCCAGTTGTCTTAATGGCACCAGAACTAGTAATATTACCAGTTGTATTTTCAATTTGAATTGAAGATCCAATATTGACATTACCATAAGAGAAGTTTGTAGAAACTCCTGCATTCATTTCAATGATGTCATCGCCATCAGCATCAGATTGAATCATACCAACAACATGAGTGTCGGTAGTTTTAGATGTTGTACTCGTAAGATCAGTAATCGTACCAGAACCAAATGATAGAGTAGTACCCTGAGAACCTATTGATGTAATCTGACCAGTTTCAACATCTAGAGAAATTACATCTGTACTACCAATTGCATTTACTTGGATAGTTCCGCCAGTACCAAATACTTTAGGATTGTTTGCATTATAAGTTAGAAGTCCCTCCAAATTATCACTACCACCCATATTTGGGTGTACGGTACAATAGTAGTATAAATTTGGTGTGGTTGAAGTGACCTTTAGAGTCAGATCATTTGCAGTTCTAACTACGTTATCTGTAAATTCTGTTCCAATAAAATCAAGAACAGCAGAACCAGAACCTGTTGCTGCAGCATCAAGAGTAATCTGTGTTCCACTATCAACGCTAAGAACTTTAGTGCCTGCAGGAATAACAGCATTTCCTGATTGAATACTAACTTCCATTCCAGGCAGAATACCTGTGCTGTCGGTTACACCAACTACAGCACTTAAAGAGACATTAGAAGTTATACCTGTTACAAGTCCTCTACCTGTATCTCCACCTGGAATATCAGATAATGCAAAAATGTGACCAGTATTTGATACATCAGATACATCAAAGACATACTTATTACTAAGGAAAATAGTGAAAGAATCACCGACTACTCCATCTAGAGCAAATCTATTTACATTTGTAGCAGTATCAATTGAAAAAGCAGTACCTGATCCAATCTGAATAGTTTGTCCAGCAGCAGCACCAACAGATTCAACAATAACTTCAATAATATTACCGCCCGAAGTTCCTACAGAAAGAACCTGTGCTTGTACAGTACCAGCATCTCCACCGCCAATATCGGCAGTGTCTCCAACAGAGATGGCATTAGAAGGAACAGCAGAAGCAAACGTTAGTACCTCAACGTTAACAGTCGTTACTACTTTAGTGATTGGTTGAGTTAGGTCTGTTGCTGAAATTGTAACAACGTCAGCGACATCATATCCAGATCCTCCTTCAAGAACATTAACCGCATCGATAGATCCTAAAGTTTCAAGTTGGAAATTAACTTCTGTAGTTGGACTACCATATGCTGGAGTGAAGTCTAGTACAACTGCACCCGCTAGTGCTGGTTGATCACTAAGAGTCAATATATTTGTAGCAGTATCAATTGCCGTGACAGTAGTTATAACTCCAGCCGCAAGATCGCCCGATCCAGAAACTTTAGTAACAACTGCTCCCTGACCAATTGAAGTTGCTTGTAATGCTGATACCTGTACTGCAGTGAAATTGCCACCAGGAGATTCAAAACTAACATTAGCAGCTGCTAATGTACTAGTTGCTGCAGCACTCGCTGTAATAGTAGTTCCAGAAATATTAGTAACAGTTGTTCCTTCTGGGAAAAATCCATTTTCATCAACAACTGTCATTCCCTGAAGAATTCCAGTAGTAGTAGCAAGATTTGTGATGTCTGTACTACCACTAGTAATATCACCAGTAGTTGCTACAGAACCTAGTAAATCAGTTGATACGTTATTTGTAGCACCAGGAAGAGTGATGTTATCACCAACAGCATAACCCTGTCCTTTACTAGCAAATTCTAGGTTCTGAGGTATTCCAGGTTGACTAGAAATACTAAATTCAAATCCAGAACCTCCCCCACCACCGAGATTAGCATCGCTTGCCGATATAACATCTAGTTGTTGATAACCTTGACCACTATCTGTGATAGTGACAACATCAATTACACCATCATATGCGATATTGGAAATTGTAAATGCAAACCCACTACCAGCAGCAGCACTGTCTCCAGATAAATCTTGTGCATCCGCACTCAGTACATCACTAGATACGTATCCTTCTCCGTTGTCGGTGATAGTTACATCAGTAACAACACCACTGGCAAGAGTGATATCTGCTGTGATTGGAGTAACAACTCCTGTACCACCAGTGAGAGTAACGCCAGCGACTACGCCATCGGGACCAGGATAACCACTACCACCATTAGTAATACTACCTGTTACAGTCTGTGCTCCAATAATATCAATATCGGCAATTGCACCAGATCCTGAACTATTGATATTAGATATAGGAACGTCAACATATGATCCAGGTTTATATGCAGATCCAGCATTCGTAATATTACCTAGAATACCTTCTACTAAAAATGCAATTTCTGCTCCAGTTCCACTACCATCGGTTTCTACTGGAGTAAAGAACGAACCTTCATTATATCCAGTACCAATAACTGTAAATGTTCCCAAAAACTCAGTTACATCTATATTTAATGTAGCACCAAGACCTGTACCACCAATAACAGGAACGTTGACATATGATCCTGCATCATAATTAGATCCAACTGCCGTAACAGAAAGACCAGCAGATGTTAAAGTTTTGTTTTGGACATTAATATCTTTAAAAGAAACTACTTGAGTTTCGCGGAAATCAATAATACGTTTCTCGCCACTAACTAAACCAATTGCCTTCAGATCTGGTTTAAAGATGCCGAGAGTCGCATCGGTATTAAATGCCAACGAGGGTACTACTTTAGTTCCATCTCCAAGTTTCAGATTACCAGTAGATAGGTCACTACCGCCAGCAGAAATATTGAAGATCTGTGTGCCGATATCGTTAATTTTTACCCTTTGAGTTTCAAAGGTATCTGTTTTAGCTACATTAATTGCTGGCATTTCTTGCGATCTCTCTAAGAAGTAGTTTGATTTCAGATAGTTCTTCCTTCAAAGTATTTATGTCACTCTTCATTCCTCGAATCGTGTCGGAAGCAGTCTTTTTAGGGGGAGATTGTGTGTTAATAATCGCCCCCGTTTCTGGGTCTCTATAAAGACCTATATGACCATCAACTTTTATCATGTTGATGCTACAACTCTAATGTCTTGAATCTTTGGAACAAAAGATGGGTTATCAGACTTCATTACAAGTTTGATACCAAAAGAAGTGAAGTTATCTAGACCAGCAATACTATATCGGAACTCTTGGTAATCACCTTGCTCTTCTTTTTGTGGAGAGATTGCATTTTGAGGATTCGCATTTTTCATCATATCTGGTCTACCATCGGTGTTAAAGAATAACCATTCCAGTTCGTCAAAGTCTTTCTGTACAGAGGTTGTTTTTACTTTGTACAGAGCAGCAATATCTAGAGAATCTTTTACATTTGCTGTAATAATTAGATCAACAGCTTTTGCTGGTGTCTCTAGACTCAATTCTTTTGTTACATATTTTGAGATACTTGAAGAATCACTGACACTATCTTCGGGAACATAATCTACGCCATTAGTATAATTAACGGACTTAATTTCAAAGAATCTTTCTTCACCAGTCCCGATACTTGGGAAAGAAACTAAATCACCAACTCTAAAGATGTCACTTTGTTGATCGAGAGTTTCTTGCTCTCTAACAAATGCGCCATTCAAAGCACTGGAAGTGTAGTCATTATTGATAGGTTGTCTATCAGATTCTACTCTAAGAATTTTATTGGGAATATCCCAAAGTTTTACTGTTCCAGTAATACTGGTATTATAAACTTCCGTTACTGAAGATGGATTAATAGCGTTAATAACATCATTGAATGCAAAATCTGGTTGGAAAAGTTGTGCGCCAGACGCCGCTACTGATATTACTCTACCATCAAGTGTTTGACCATTTTGAGATTGGTTTGAGAAGAACAACTGCTCGTTAGGTTCAAACAGATTATTGTTTGTAACCTTGATTGTAATCTCATTGCTATTATTATTGAAATTAACAATTGTGCCTTTAGCACCAGTTGCACCAATTCCCAAATTAATGTTACCAATACCTTCTACTGTTTGACCAGTATTGATAGGAAGTTGGGCACCACCTTCTGCTTCTGTCTGATAGTTTCCACTAAGAACCATTTTATAGACAGGGAAGAATTCAATTTCTTGGAATCTCTTACCATATCTTTCTTCTGTTCCAACAGCAGACTCAATTCTATTTGTAGAAGTTTTGATAGAAGAAGCAGTCAAGTCGATAATAGGAGACAAGTAAGACTTGCTAGAAGAGAAAATCAATCTATAAACTAGACCATTGTCCAGGTTATTCATAAGAAGGTTGATATCAGAAGGAATAACTTTCTGGTTGATAAAGTATTGCTCTTCGTTTAAGAAAGTTTTCTCAAAATCAGAAACAGAATATGAATTGTAGTTTTTTGTATTAGAATCAACGGGAACAATATCAGTAGTTTTGACTGAAGTACTAATATTAGTTCCAGGGGATTGAATATAAGCAAGTTGTGCTAGAAGTCTTTCGTACTTTTTGTTAGAAGCAATAAGTCCTCTTGCTCCACCACCTTTAATAGAATCAGCTGCTCTACCAATTCCAGAAATATTAAATACGTCAACGCCAGGGTTAGAAACCCTGAATAGATTTGTATTCAAAGATCCTTCAGTATAACCAGCAGTAGTAGCTAGATTTTTAAAGAAGACGTAAGAATCATTATTTTCAAATCCATGATTCTTGTGATTAATTTTAATAATATTGTTATTATTTTTAAATAATGTTGAAGTTGCATTAGCATTAGCAAAAGCATAAGTCTCAATAGGATCTACAATCATTTTCTCATAACCAATAGAAACGTTTGTTAGATCAATAACAGGAGACTTAGTGATATCAAATTCTGCTCTATACAGAGTAAACTTGATATCCTCAAATAGATCTTCCGTCCAATTATCTACGTTCTGGGACTTAAACACAGAACCTAAAGATGGATTGGTGGTAACTGTCGTGCTAGTAGCAATTTCAGTCTCTCCAAGTCTAGAAGACCAAATCTCAAAATCTTGAGAGTCCGTTTCGACTGTCAGTGCATACTCAGCATTGTTGCTGAGATATACTGGATACTCAAAGTTAAATCTAGTAGGAACGATAGATGGTGTCTGACCAATCTCATCGATAGCAACACCCATTCTGACAGCAGGTTCAGTAATTTCAATTCTTGTAGATAGTGCAGCACCTGCATTACCAAGACCAGTTCCTCTAATGACAACAGAAGGTGGTTCTGTGTATCCTCTTCCAGGAAGAGTTAGAGTTGCGTTATATATTCTGCCATCAGAAACAGCAACTGTTGCAGTTGCATTACTACCACCAGGAAGACTTGGACTTTCAATTGTGATAGTTGCAGAGTCATAACTCTCCCCAGTATCATCAACATTAATAGATGAAATAAATCCAGAGTCTTTAGCAATTCTCATTGCAATCTCTGCATTATTCTGATTGTTGAAAGAAACGATGGAAGGTAAAGTTACAATTTCATTTTGAACAAAAGAAATACCATTATGATTACTAAGAATCATAGTATATACTTGCTCGTTTGTTAGTTGAATCTCTCCATCTTCGGAAACAGCAACTTGATTATTATTTTTATCTAGAACTTTAAGGATAGGACCACTTGCACTGGACTGATTGCCAGATACTCTTTCTCCCACTTTAATAGAAACCGACGCAGTTACATATACTTGTAGATAAGTATATGGTTCTACTACTACCTCTGTTCCAGGAATAATGTTCTTACCTGGTTTCTCGGAATCAACATCCGTTAGATAAATTCTAATAGGAATACTTTCACTCTTCTTAGAGAAGAAGAGATCAACACCTGTAGAGAAACAACCACCTTCATATCCTTCGACCTTAAATGTTTGTGCCAAAGGATTAGGTTTTTGTTCTTGCTCAGTATTATTGGAAATTAACTGAATACCTTCATTTGCCTTGAAGTATGCTGGTTTTGTGGATACAATACTACCAGGATTTTCTGGAAGCAATCCAGTTGCATAAAACTTGATTTCTGCAAATGTCTCTACAGAATCCTTCGATGCATTAGTTTTACTAGAAGTAAATCTGATAGTCTTCTCGCCAGTAGAAATTCTGATGTCTTCTCCAGATCCGTCATAAGTAACTGTGCTAACATCACCAGTCCAGTAACTACCATCAGTAGGAGGAGCACCAGCAGGGATTAGAATAATACCACTGATGTTACCATTATCATCGGTAATTAGAGGAGAGTTGAAAGTAGATGTAGAGTTACCAGCAATACCAGTAAATCTGATATCGGGAACACACCAGCGATTGATCTTCTTGCCTTCTAGGAATACAGAAAGTTCGGTCTTGGGTTTTAGTCTTCTAGCAACAAACTTAACTGGAATACTACGAGCGAAGTAGTTGAGTGAAGTAATTACAGACTTGCCTCTGCTTGCTTTTGTAGAAACACCTTTTGGAGTTTCATTATTTTGAGGACTGATATTAGAGGAACTTGCTACCAATGCATCTTCAACCGAACCACCAGATGTCTCACTATTTGTGGTAGATAGAGAATTTATATTAAAGAATGCTCTTTCTGTTCCAGTCCAAGTTACAATAAATGAGTTGTAGATTTGGGAGAATGCAGTTGTTACATCATCCTTAGCAAGGAATGGAACAAACAAATTAGTGTTGTTATCTGTAATTAGTGGAGCAACAGATCTGTCATACCAAGTATCAACATTAGGTGTAATAGAAATATCACCAACGTATTGCAGAACAACGAATGGGTTGGGGTTGATTGTCTTGGTAGCAAAGTCATTACCTAGTAGTTTGACATTCTCATAAGGGAGAGTCAAGACACCATTATTATTAACATATCCAGCAACTTCTCTCTGGTCTTCTCTTGTATTAATTTCTTTAACAAGGAAACTTTCCTCATTGACAGGTGCTCTCATTACAGATTGCTGTGTGTCAACAGAAACTAGATGATCATTAGATTTAATATTTCCTTTATGGGTCTCAAAATTATCAACGAAGAAACCACACTTGAATCTATCGAGACCAATGTCGTCACGAATCTGCATGCTTAATGCTTGCTGTTCAAGGACACTTAAAGAAGTATAGTACTCAAGACGCTCAACACGCTGACTCAGTTTACCGATGTCCTTCATCGTATAACGCTTATTCTCAGCAGGAATAATACGTACATCTCTATAACTATCGGTAAAAGCAGGAACATACAGATAGTATAGAGGGATAGAGTCGCTTACCTGTTCTGGTTTAGAAGGATTAAGTGATGGGTTTCCTTTCTTGATGATAAACTCGCCATTAGTATTCAGATATACTCCATCAATTCTATCTAAATATTGTGTTTTGTTAAACTTAACAGTGTATGGAAGCAATGCATCTGGTGCTGGTGTGCTAGAAGCAATACCACCAGAACCAGAGAATTGTAGATAGTTATCTTGACCTAATAGAGACTGGTTCTGATAACCAGTAATGATGTTTGTGTTGTCAACTTTAGGACGGAAGTCAATTACATCTTTGAGCGATACGATTCCATTAG